CTGTCGACATAGGTGATCGACGTTACCGAGACCAACGGCGGCAGCGGCAGTTTCAGCCAGCCGCACGCCGGAAAGTCGTCTCGATAGAGCACCCAGGTCTGCTCAAGGATGGCGACGCCGAGCACGCCGGCGAACCCGTCGAGATACGCCGTCGCCGCGTCCAGGAAGGTCTGGATCAAGGCGTCGTCGTCGTGGTCGCCGGCCTCGACCCGCAGATGCTCCTTCGCATCGGCCAGGGAAACGGGCGTATCGGTCGGCGCGACGGTGCGGACGAGGTCGAGCACGGGAGCTGGTCTCAGGCTTCGTCGTCGCCGGCGGCTTCGACCTGGCCCTTGGCGGTCTTCTTCACGAAGCCGCCCTCGAGCAGGCCCTTGCGGTCGATGTGGTCGCCCAGGACCACGATCCGGCCCTTGGCCAACGTCTCCACCTTGTGCGGCTCCAAGGCGCACGGAAACGGCTTCATGACGAGAACGCGCATCGGTCAGGCTCCTTTCGCCACCAGGGCGTTGGGGTGTTTGGAATGGTCGTAGCGGGCCTCGACCTGGGCCGCCGTCGGGCGGCGCCGGTGCGGCTTCATCGTGACGGTCACCGCGCCGCTGTGGTCGCGGCCATAGGCGAGGTCGAGGGTGTCGTAGCCATAGACCCGGTCGCAGGCGGCCTCGGCCCCGTCCATCAGCGTGGTTGTCGCCGGCAGGCCGATCTTCATCCCGCGCGCGACGCCCAGGCCGAGGTAGAACTCCACACAAGCCCGGCCCTTCTCGGCCTGGTGGGCGTTCGGATAGGTGAAGTCGCAACCGAACAGATAGAGTTCTCCGACGCCCAGATGCACCGCGTAGGCCACGGCGTAGGCGGCGGTCGAGTTGAAGTACGCCTTGCCGCCGCAGCTCCGCATCACGTCCTGCAGGGGATAGGCGACCGTGCCGGGATACCTGGCGTGCGGGCGCGAGGTGTAAACCGGCCCCGGGTGGCGGCGTAGCCATCTGAGCATGGCCGCGATGTTGCTGTCGGGCGCCGCCGCCGCCCGGATCTCCTGGATGCGCACATCGTCCATGTGGAAGATGCGGTCGCACCGGATCACGTCGCCGACGGCGTTGATGCCCCAAACCTCGTCGACCAGCTCGCGAACGCCTCCCAGGCGCTTGCACACGTCGACGAACGCCTCGAGCGAGGGGCCTAGCCCCAAGATGGCCACGCGGGCCGGAACCTTGGTCATGTGGGTAAGCCTCGGGAGAGAGGGTCGGGAGATGCCCGCCCAGGCCGGGTCGAACGAAGCCGTGCGAAGCACCGCCCCTCCCCCGGCCCAGGCGGGCCGCCTCTCCCAAGGCGTCAGGCGACCGGCGCGTCGGCCGGGTGGCTGAGGATCGCCGTGCAGGCCACCGGCGTGCCGGCCGTGGCCGTGTTGACGATGTTGCTGCTGACGTAGCGCTTGCCGCCGACGTAGCCGAGCTTCTTCGACACGTTCTTGGTCGAGCCCGAGGTGCGCGCGCCGGCGGCAATGCCCGCCGCGGCCTCGGTGCCCAGCAGGTCCGCGTCGGCGACCGAGGTCATCGTCCCCGTCACGTCGCCGTGCTTCACCACGGGGGTGAAGGTGGCGTTTGTGGCGGTGATCGCGCCGTAGTCGTAGATCAGGGTCACGCCCTCGTAGCCCTGGCGGTCGATGATCTTGCCGACCTGGCCGGTGCCGGTCGTGCCGGCGGCGACGGGGCTGATGACCCGCTGCACCTTGATGTTGGTCTTCAGGTCCTTCATGGCGAAGGCCTCCGTGCTCGGATGAATGGGATTTGGGGCGTCCCGCGCATGGCGGGTGGAAGGGCCGGGTTGCGGCGGCTGGCCCCCTAGCCGCCGCCCCGAATGCCTGGCGAGCGCCCTAGGTGCTGATCTTCAGCAGCTTCAGGGCCTCGAAGTTGACGATGCCGCCGCCGACGCGCTTGGTGGTGTAGAAGTGCACGTTCGGCTTGTTGGTGTACGGATCGCGCAGAACCCGGATGCCGAAGCGATCGACGATGAGGTACGCCCGCTTCCAGTTGCCAAAGGCCACCGGGAACGCACCGGCCCCGACCGCGTCCATGTTGTCGTCGGTGTAGACCGGCTTCTGCAGGATGGTGGGGACCTCGGCCGTGCTCGAGGGCGGGGCCCAGATGAAGGCGCCGTCGGCGTCCTTGAACTTGCGGACGCGGCCCATCGTCGGGTCCGACATCAGCCACTCGGCGCCGTTCCGGTAGCCCTGCTTCAGCGCGTAGTAGAGGTCGATCAGGGCGTCGGCCGGGCTCACCGTGGCGCTTGCGGTGTTGAAGTCCGACGCCGCCCCGGAGACCACGAACCCCGTCTTGCCCCACTCGTAGGAGCCGTTGGCGATCTTGTCGTAAGCCAGGATGCCGCGCGGCTTGTTGACCCCGTTGCCGTTGATGAACGCAGCGCCTTCCTTCTCGGCGAACTCGATCGACACCTCGTCGGCAAGCCAAGCGGCCAGGTCGATGCGGGCGTCGTCCAGCGCCTTCTGGGTGGTCGCCGGGTTGGCGTAGATTTCCGCAGTGTTGATCGCGATCTCGCGCAGGGTCGGCGTGTTGGTCTCCGGGCGGCTTTCGGTCTCGCCGACCCAACCCGAAGTCGCACCGCCCATGCCGACCAGCTTCTTGTAGGTGTCGGTTCCGATCGAGATGGCCCGGGCTCGCGACCGCAGCACCGACACGGTGCCGAGCACCCGGTCGATGCCGGCCTCCATCTCCTCCGGCACCAGGTAGCCGCCGTCGGGGTCGGATTGCGTGGTGAGCTTGGCGTTCACCTCCAGCTCGCGCATGTTGTCGGGCTCCACGCCGCGACGGAACCAGCGCTCGAACGCCTCCGAGTGAGCCGCCGCCTCAGGCGAGGGGTCGGACCCGGAGCCGCCCCCGATCTTCAGGGCCGCGAGCACCTTGTTGGACTCGTCCAGCGCCTTCTGGAGGTTGGAGATCTCGGCGTTGATGCGGTCGACCTTCTCGGACTGCACGACATCGCCGAGCTGCTTCTTGATGTCGTCGAGCTCCTTCGTGCGCTCGGCCTTGAACTCCTCGAACGTGCGGTTCATCTGCTCGAGGATCGCCTTGGCGTTCGATGCGTCGGCGCGAACCGGGCTCGTCAAGCCACGGGCGCGGGTGGGAACGGGCGCGAAGGCGCAGGCCGACGCGCCGGCGGCCAGCAGGCCGCGGCTGTTAACGTGCTTCATGGGTGGCCCTCCTCAGGCCTGCATGGTCTGGATCAGCTGGCGGGCGGCGCCCAGCCAGTCGTCGGGGCCAGCGTCGTGCGTGGCCGGGTCGGCAGCGTCGTGCTTGCCGGCGGTGGCTTCCTTCAGCAGCTTGCGCCGCTCGGAGCGGGGAACGCCCCGCTGGGCGAGGACGGCGTCGAGGCGACGCTTCGCGTGCACGCCCTGCATCTCGCCAGCGTTCTTGGCTTCCGGCGCCGAGCGGCCTTCGTCGACAGAGTCCGCGAAGCCGTTCTTCACGGCTTCGGTTGGGCCCATGAACGTCTCGGCGTCCATGAGCTTGGCGATGTCGGCGCGCTTCATGCCGGTGCGCGCTTCGTAGATGTCGGCCAGCGCGCTGTCGAAGCTCTCGAACAGGTCGGCGCCCTCGCGCATGTCGTGGCGGTTGCCGATCACCGCGCCCCAGGCGTTGTGCACCATCATGAAGGTGCCCAGGCCCATTCGAATGTCGTCGCCGGCCATGGCGATGATCGAGGCGGCCGAGGCCGCCCAGCCCATCACCTCGACGGTGACCTTGGCCGGATGGTCCTTCAGCAGGTTGTAGATGGCGATCCCCTCGAACATGTCGCCGCCCGGGGAGTTGATCTTTACCGTGACGTCCTTCGGACCAATTGAGCGAAGAGCCGCTGCCATACGCTTCGCGGTGAAGCCGCCGCCGGTCCACCAGTCTTCGCCGATGACGTCATAAATGCTCACCGTGTTCGGATCGTCTGCTTCGGCCGCCAGCGGGGCGTCGGCCCAGCGCGCCAGCACGTCCGAGGGCGCGTCCCACTGATAGTTTTCTGGACGCTGGAAGGCCTTCGCCTCAGGCAGCTTTCGCAGGCTCATTGCGGCCCTCCGTGTCGTCGTCTGCCGGCTTTTCGCCGCCGGCCGTGTTCGGCGGCGGATAGAACTGGCCGCCCTTGCCGTCCGGGCGGGGGTTCATGTCTTCCAGGGCGCGCACGTCGTCCGGACACAACACGCCCCACTGCAGACCCTGGACGTAGGCCCCCCAGCGAGTCTTCATGTCGCCGCGCACTAGGGCTGCTCGGTTGAAGCGGGCGAACAAGTCGTTGTCGTTGGCGGGCACCAGGTCGGCGGTGATCGCCTCCTCCCAGGTCGTCAGGTAGTCCTCGAGCGTATAGGTGACGAAGCCGATCGACTGCTGTTCAATCCCGGTCCCCCAGCTGGTGGTCTTCTCCGTATCGCCCAGCATGTGCGGCGGGACGCCGAAGAACATGGCGATGTCGCCGCGGGAGAACTTGCGGCTTTCGATCCACTGGGCGTCGACCGCAGTCATGGACATGGGCTCGTACTTCATCCCCTCTTCGAGGATCAGCGCCTTGCCCTCGTTCTCGCCGGCGGCCCTGAAGGCCTCCAGGCTGTCGCGCAGGTTCTCGACGCCCTCCTTGCCGAGTTTCCCCGGGTGGGTGAGTGCGCCTGAAACTCTCGCGCCTTGGCGGAAGACGGCGCCGCCGTGCTGCTCGCCGGCCAGCGACAGACCGATCGTCTCGCGAGCGTAGGTAATCACCGAGACGCCGTTTACGCCGTCCAAGGTGAGGCCCACCAGGTGGAAAACCTCGTCCTGCTTCAGGGTGACCGTGCGCCCGTCCTTGCGGGTGTAGCTGTAGATCAGGGACAGATCGTCCAGCTGCTTGCACGTCACCCGGTCAGGGTGCAGCGGGATCAGCTCCTGAATGTGCCCTCGGACTGACTTCACCTTCATCGCGTAGGCATTGCCGCGGAGAAGGAGGTGGGCGGTCAGCATCCGCCGGAACTGGGCCGGCTTCTGCCAGCGGTTCGGCTTGCGGCGCAGAAGGGTCCACAGCGGATCGTCCGAGGCGTCCAGGCGGGTCTTGTCGTCGACCCTTCGCTTAATGTGCAGAGGAAGGGTCGCAACGGCTCCCGAAATGATCCTCACGCAGGCGTAGACGGCGGCCACCTGCATCGCCGACTGCGGGTTTACCGCGACGCCCGACGACGAAACATGCCCCGTCCGGAGGGCCTCCTCGAGCTGCTGGGGCGTTGTGATCACCAGGCCCCCGCCTGCGTCCTGGTAGGACGTCCGGGGGGAGATGGAGGCGGGAGTGGCAGGCCCAGCCTGTTCTCGGGCGGAGCCCATCAGCCAGTTCCACAAACCCATGCCGCCTCCTTCAGAGGACAAGCGCTCCGCGATCGCGGTAGACGCTCACGCCGCTGTGCGCGACAGGGTTCCGGCTCATGCCCATGGCGGCGTTCATCACCGCCACCAGGGGGTCGATCTTGGCGCGGCCGGAGGTGGCCTTGTTGATCACCTCGCCGCCGCCGCGGAGCTCAGAGCGCGCGTTGCTGACGCACCAGGCCAGCATGTCCGAACCGTCGTGCAGGAACGTCCCGCCCTTCAGCTTCATCGGGATCGACCAGATCGCCGGCGTCAGCTTGTAGCCCTGGGCCACCGCCCACAGCAGCGGCGCCTCGACGCCGTACATGGCGAGGATGTCGACCATCTGCGGCACGCCGAGCTGGTCGACACCGACGCCCCACTCCTCGGGCAGCAGGCCCATCTCCTTGACGGTGACGATGATCTCCGCGAACCCGTGGCAGGGCCGGTCGGGGTCTTCGCAGATCTCCAGCCAGCCTTCGCGGGCGAAGTCCTCGAGCCGGGGCGCGATGTCCTTGCGCCGCTCCAGGACGTCCGTGTGGGCCCAGGCCTTGGCCCAGACCAGCCAGTTGCGGGTCACCTTCTCGCGGCCGATCACGGCCGCGCCGAACAGGTCGTCCAGCCCGCCCCCGTCGCCGCCGATGGTCGCGACCTCGCTGCGCTCCAGCAGCGCCTCGAGGCTGGCCATCGGCGTCATGCCGATGCGCGCCGGGTCGGCCGCCTTCTGCCAATAGTCCGCGCCCCGCCAGCGGTCGTTGCGCAGGTTCAGGCCGATCTCGACGTTCAGGTGCTTGGCCAGGAACGTCTGCAGCGAGCCCTTTTCGCCGCGCTGGGCCTTGGCCAGCTCCTGCTCCAGCCACTCCTGGCTGACGGATCGGCCGATGTTGGGGTTGGTGATCCAGAAGCGGGCCGGGTCGAGGTAGGCCTTGGCCTCGATCATCGCCTTGGGGAACTCGTAGAGCACGCCGAGGCTGGTCGGATCGGCGATGGCCCCGTCGCGGACGTCGCGGAAGTAGTCCAGCTTCTCCTTGAACACCCCGGCCGGCGGCTCGTCCGACTGGGTGCTGGCCCATATCACGAAGCCCTCGGGGCGGGAGACCAGGCCGCCGATAGCTTCCCTGAGCATGGCGTCGGCCGAGGGCCGCTTGCCGAAAATCCACAGCTCGTCGACGAAGACGAAGGCCCACTTCTTGCCGCCGACCGTGTCCGTGTCGGCGGCGACAACGGCCAGCACGGCCTTGTTCAGCCGGTGGGTGATGATGCGCGTCGACTCGTTGACGTGCAGCAGCGCGGTCAGCTCGGGCTCGGCGCGGACCATGCCGGCGGCCGGCGCCCAGGCGTTCTTGGCGATCTCCAGCGTCGGGGCCAGGATGCCCATTTCGGCGAAGGGCCGCCAGTTGCGGATCAGGGCCGTGACCATGATCCCCGCGGCGATCGTGGACTTGGTGTTCTTCTTGGCGATCAGCAGGAAGAACTCGCGGATCAGGCGCTTGCCCTGCTCCGCGTCGTAGGCGCCGAAGACGGCGCGCACGAACTCGAACACGAACTCGTCGCAGGCCTCGCCGAAGGTCGGGTGCCGCCGCTTGCCCGTGGCCTCGTCTTCGATCAGCGGCAGGTCGACGATCTGCAGCCGCTTGAAGACGGCCAGGGCCTCCGCGGCTTCGTCCGGGAACAGCGGATCGAACGGGACCAGGCTGATCCCTTCGACGATGCGCTGCTCCCAGTCGAGGCAGGCCGTCGACCAAACCGGCTGGGCCATGGCGTCGCGCTAGTGCGCCTTCGGCGGCGGCGGCGGCCGGAAGAGCGAGCCGCCCTCGGCGACCTCCTCGGCCGCCCGCTGGCGCTGCTCCTTCTTGCCGATCACCTCCGGCTTGGCCGCCCTGCCCTCCGCCGGCTGCCGATGGCCGTAGCTCCGCGACGCGTCCTGCAGCGCGGCCTTGTCGAGCTGTTCCTGCACCCACCGCGCGGCGCCGACGACTCCATCCTGGGCGCGGCGATACATGCGCTCGAGCATCAGGGCCTGGATGATCGCCCCGCCCTTCTCCAGCTCCCGAAAATAATACTTGCGCAGCGTCGGCTCGGAGAGCTGAACGCGCAGCGCGATGTCGACGACGGGCGTATGCCGCGACGCCAAAAGCGCAACGGTTTCAGCAACTTTCGGACACCGCTTGTGCCGCTTGCGCCCCCTCGGGTCCCTCGGAGGGGTCCAGGGGTCGCCCAGCAGATCGACCTTCGGCCCGGAATTTTCGTCCATCCGAAATAAAATCTCCGAATGGCTGCACCGCCGGTCTCCGGTAGGAGGGGGCCCCGGAGATTTGACCCCCCCTCCCCCCTCCGTCAGTTCCAGACGCCGGCGAAGCGGCGGGCGGACTGTTCGGCGAGCTGCTTGTGCTTGTCGTGGCAGGGGGACTTGCAGAGCGTCTGCAGGTTGGCTTCGTCCCAGAACAGGCGTTCGTCGCCCTGGTGCGGAACCCTGTGGTCGGCGACCAGGCGGCCGCCGACGCGTCCGCATCCGGGCCACTGGCAGGTGTAGAGGTCGCGGAGGAACACCCGCGCGCGCGTCTCGGCCCATCTAGCGGTCGAGTACAGGTGGCGGAGCGGGTTCCCGGGCCGAGCCGTGGTCCGCGCTCCGCCCTCGGCCCTGAGCACCCCGGAAGGCGCGACGGCGAGCCGCGAGGGCGGCTGCTTCAGTCTGGGCGCTTTTCGGGGAGTGCGCTTTTGATGGTCCGATTTGGTCACCCCCGTCAATCCCCCCCTCTGGCGAGCGCCCCCAGCGCCTCCACGGCCCGCTCCACGGCCTTGCCCACCCTGGGCCTCCCGCCGT